GCTTCTTGACCTTGAAGGGCAGCCCTACCTCTTTGAAGTTCAACTATCAACCCCTTTTCTTGATTCTCAAGCCTTGTTGATATATTAAGTAGCTTAGTACGTTCGGCAGTGTTTAGCTTATTACTTTGAATAAACCTATCTAAATCAATCCTTTCCTCTCGTATCTGCTTTATCCTAGCACGAGCCTCTAGGTTTGTCTTAGCTATAGTCCTTAACTCACCCTGAGTAGCTTTTCTTTTATTGTCTATAGATGCTTTTACCTTACTATTGGAGGCTATAAATTGTGCATTCTTCTCTACTACACCCTTGACCTCTTCACCAAGCTTACCAGTAGACCTGTTGGTTTCGTTTACTGCATCATTTAATTCGGTTAAGGATTTAGCTGCGCCTGCCCCCCCTAAATCATCAATTTTAGAGGCAATTTTAAACTTAATATTATAAATTAAATCGGGCATATTTATTTTTCTTTAGGTCTATGGTAGGCCTCACGAGCCATCATAGCTTGTGTTATATCCTCTATTGAACAATTGGCTTCAAGTTCCTTTGCTCGCAGTGGATCAAAGTCGGCAAGAACGTAACAGTAATAAACGTACGCTCCGCCAACTTCAATCACTAGGTCATTAGGTGCGAGCAGGTCTAATGACTCTAAGCTACTCCGACTCCATCTATAGGTACTTGACGCCTGTTCGTAAAAAAATCCCACGCTTCCTCAAGCGTCCCCAACTCTAGTTCGTCAGATTTCCATACCTTACTATCTATAGGAGCCTCTAGTTTCATGGAGTGTTCTGCGGTAAACTTACAGTACTCAGCACGAAACTCTTCATCCAACTTCCAATCATTTATAGCCTGAAGGTCTTCCACGCTATAATCGTCAATGGTTGTATCGTCATTAATCAACTTCTTATAGGTCTTAGGATGTTTTGCCTTGTACCAATTAAGAAGCATTTGTCTTCTTTCTTCTACTATCTTATCAAAACGAATAGGGGTCGGTTTGACTTCAAACGCAACCCCCATAAATTCGCCCTGAACTTTTGTTATACGTCCCATAAATTGCTCGCTTTATTTTAGGGTTTATGTGTTAAATTCTTGAAAGTTATAATCTGATGTTGTTGCTGTTCCAGATGTTATCTGTAACGATGGTTTTTTGATTTTTATATCTGACTCTCCTTTTATATTAAAGGCTACCTCAACATGATGGGTGGCAGCTGGAAGAGTCAGTGTCGCTAACTTAACACCAGTGCTAGTAAGATTCACTGATGAAGCAACCCCAACTGTTGAACCACTAGAATTTTTTGCGGTCAATGTCATTGTTGGAATTGGATCAACATCTGTAGTATCCGTTACCTCTACAAAGGCAGTTAGTTGCTTACCTTCAAATGGGAAGTATACCTTGTGAGTAAAGGTTGCTGTAGCTGATGTAGCCGCTTCATTTTTTAACCTTTGTTTTTCATTACCTGAATTGAAAGTAGATGTACTCGTCAAGGTAGTTCCTGCGACAGTCCAGTTAGCTGCCCTTGATGGTGATCCTACACCTAACCACTTGTACAATGAAAACCCATTCTTAGTATAGGACATAGAGGCTGAGTGTTCCCCAGTTGTGCTATTGTATCCCCCAATAGATTCCCTAGGGCTGTTGAACCTGAAAGAAAGGTTATCCTCAAATCCCTCTGCCTTTGTCAAGGTTCCTTCAGCCTGAAGTATTAATCCATCCACGCTAAATCCTGTAAACACAAGATTAGTCTGATTGTCGACCCATGTCTTTAATTGAGTGGCTGTAGAACTATCATATAAACCAGTCAGAGTTATATTGAATACTTTGCTTGTTATAATCTCTCTGTTGTTTTCTATGATAGCCGTATTTGCCTCAATAGATATTACTTGCCTTGATGCCTCAGCAGCACCTTCCTGAACCACAGAAAACGTTTTAGTTTCACTAAGTGCAGAAGTATTGACAAGTGCTAACTTGTTTAATTGTGCTGGCATGATAAAATATATTATGGGGTTGATACAACGATAGCTGCTTCACTATCTACGTCAGATGCTTGTGCTATTAGTACGGTTTCTAGTCTTCCGTTCTCAAAAGACCTGTGACCCATGATATAAGTAGTAGCGGTAGTTAAACTATGAGTTCCAGTTGTACCAACTAATCGTAGCTTACCCTCAGTTGGAGTCGTGCCATTCTTTGATACAAATGCACTAGCTAGTATATCAGTGCTTCCACCATCTTGGTTAGTGTTTGTTGACCTAACAACTATTCTTCCAGTAAATGACTCGAAGATTTCTCTGTTGTTTTGAACATTAACAGTATCTGGCTCTAAGGTTGGCTCAGCGCCCTCGACTGTTATATTGCTTACCGTAAATTGAGTAGCACCAGAAGAGTTTAATACTTCTGCCTTGTTAAATATTAGTTTTGCCATTTTTTTATGTTTGTTTTAGGATATTTTAATTATACTTTGAAAATTCACATTTGTTGACAGAAACCCATTATCTTCGTCTATTGAGTCCACACCAGTCAATTGTATCGTGTACACATCAGATGTTATAGTTGTTGCCACTGTCGTATCTGCCCAGTCAATAAGTTGGTCTGTAAGTTCTAGCATTCTATCATAAGAAGTATCTTTTCCACTATGTGTGTTCGCCTGTTCTATATAAACTATAGCTTCAAAGTTTTGTGTTAGTTCTAAAGGCTTGTCAGCTTGCACTAAAACATCTGTTGACCCACCTAATAACTTAAACACAACAACTTCAGTTATAATATCTCCACGCCTCCTAATATCTAGATTACTACCACTAAATTTCAATACCTTTTCTGCGGTAGGTCTACTATCTGATGATGAGTAACTACTAAAGCTTGTTATGTACCCACTAAGTATTGCGTTTCTATCCATTATCCTACAGTTAAAGACCCTTTAGATGTGTTGCCTATATTTATAAATAAATCAGCCTTTATAGTCCTTGGCTCACTTAATAACTCAAGAATAATATCTTTTACGTCATCTATATTACCCTGCTGTTCAGTTGATCCTGAATCCTCCTCGATAGGAAACTGCCTTCTTTGTGGTACACGATTACCCTCTTCATGGTCCCTCATGTAGCCACCTACACGTGCGCTATTATACCCAAAACTAACACCTCTTTTTTTAGTTTGGTACATAAAATCTTCTTCAGCAGTACCAGTATATAAAAAATCGGGTATAGGTTTTCGCCCTATGTTTTCTTTATAGTCAGCATAACTATCAACTAAACCAAACCTTCTGTTGCCATCAGGCTCTAAGGCTTGCTGATTCATTCGATTAATAGAGAACTCATATTCTCTACCTACCTCATTCATTGACTCCTTGAACTTATTAGAGTTTAATTGAGACCTAACATCCTTTAATATAATGGAAGATAGTTTCATTAGTATAAACTCATGAATCTTACTCTAGGGGTTGTCTTAGGTTTAGACAATAAACCACTAAGCCTTCTAAGATTGGCTGTAAGATATTGGTTGTACATGGCGTAATACTTTCTAGCTTTTTCATAAGAGTAGCTGTCTCTATGTGTAGCGTCTTGGGCAAACCATAACTCAAGAAATTTAAAACTCAACAAATCAATAAGAAGTTCTTCAGAATCTGCGGCATGAATAGCATCTAACAACGCAGTCTCTGTAGCATAGGTAGAGTCATTTATGTATTCACGCAAATTATCAAGAATATCCGTTTTAAGGAGTTTAATTGCCTTAGCTAGTATTAGATTGTCCTTTTCTGATAGGTTCAACGCTGTAGTGCCAGCAGTCACGTTTATACCCTTGAAGGTAAGTTCCTCTAGTGCGTCAATGTTATTTCTAGTAAGGGTAAGACTGCTAAACGCCATTATTTTTCACCTTTGATTCTTTTCCATTCATAATACCATTTCATAGTCATGTAACCAAGAGTTACTAAACCTACAAGTATAGAGATTACTGTAGATACTTGTTGCAGGGTGATGCTCGAAACTAAACCGAACATACCGATCATTGCTTTTGAGTCCATTATGTCTTCTAGGCTAATCATAATAAAAAGAGAGCCGCACAATGCGACTCTCCTTTAAAATTAGGCCTTAGCTACGTTACCTCGAATATAACGTCCACCTAGGTCTGGTCTGAATACTTTCGCTCCGTAAAGAACTTCAATAAGTACGTCAGCACCTGACTTGGTTTCTTCTATAGTCAAAGTGTAGTTTACGTTGTTCATTGGCTCAAAACCAGCAGCTCTACGAACACCAGAACCTGAACCGCTATCTACTGAAGGCATAACCGCAGTAACTAGGGCAAGTGCAGATGGGTCATAGAAGAACTGCTCACGACCAGTGTCACCTGAAGCAATATCAACTGGGTTGATAGTAGCGTTGTTGGCGAGCGCTTTTCGTAATGGCTCTTTAATGGTTAATACAGTACCAGTTTGGCTTTCTACAGTGTAGAAGTCATCAGTGCCTTTAGCAGAACCAAAAGTAACGATGTCACCCTCAGCTAAAGATACAGTTGCTGCACCACCACTACCGTTGTCGATAGTTAATGCAGTTTGACCAATAGCCTCTGTGGCTGCAAGAACAGCGTCAGTTACTGTAGCTGGTGTGTGGCTAGAACCTTCGTTGTCTACGAAGAAGTCAAAACCATACGCACGAGCCATAGATCCGCCTAACTGAATGTCAGCAGAACCACGTTGGTCAGCTTGTTGGAAGATGTTCAAAGTAGTAAGGTCTTTCTCTACAAATGGGTCAATAACCATCATTAGGTTATCAGTAGTGAACTTACGAGAAGCCATGATTTTTCTAGCTTCTGCAAGGTCATCAGCATCCATTACAGTAGAGTCAGTATTGTTGTCAGCGAAGGCTACTTCAAAAGCCTTACGAGCCTCAACTTTCACGTCACTATTGATTTGGTCAATAAGTTGGTGTAGTCTTGGTACGAAATGCTGTTGTACTAAGTCAGGAAGTGCAAACTTTTGGTCAGCTTTGTCGATGCTGAATCCAGCATAGTAGTGCTTGTTGATTACTAACTGCTCTTCACTAGCATTAGGGGTTCCTAAGCTATAGCTTCCTGAGTATGCACTAGGAGCGCCAGTAGGCTTTACTGCACGAGTTATACTTACAGTCTTGTTACGTGCTGCAACTAGACCTTCAATGGATGCGCCAGCTACGTTAGTAACGGCTTTTGATACCATTGGTCGGTTTGGATATTGGTTAGCTAATGCAACCTCAACAAACGCCTCTGGTTCGTAAATGGAAAAATTACTATTAATTGCCATGTCTCTATAAAAGTTAAATTAAATGTTTGATTATATTTAGCTTTTGGGTCGCTATGACCAGAACATGACAATTAAGGTTTTGCCTAACCATAATAAGGTGGTTTCTATGCTTGTTCAGCCCAACCGCCAGCTTGCTTCATGGTTGCATAAAGCTTTTCTGCCTTTGATCGGTCCTCTGGGCTAGACGAGCGCACAAGTTGTTGAAACTCTGCTCTACTAGGCCTTTCACTAGACGGAGTTCCACCAGTCGCTCCACCTACGCCCGATTTCTTGGGCTTTGCAAATTGTTTAGCAAACTCTACGAGTGAGTTTCCTACTGATTTTCTATTGCCTTGAACGTCTAAGTCAGGTACGCCATTTCGTGTGGCATAAAACTGACCATTGCTCTCCTCAATCTCGTATTCGTTGTAGAACAGTTGTTCTATGTAATCTGTTTTGAGCGTCAACTCACTGTCTTGCTGCAAGGAACTAAACGCTGACTTAAATTCGGAACCTATACGGCTCTCCATTTGGGTTATCGCTAGTTGCTCTTTTGCGGCTTCTGCTTCTTGTTGGTACTGTTGCAACAATTCTCGCAACTGGTCTGCCTCGCCCTTATCCTCTTGCACAGGTTGCATTTTATTTGACAATAAAGAGAACGCATCATCGAGAGTATTGACATCATTACCTAAGATTTCAGAAAATTTGTTAATCATATCACGTTCGACTTTGCCCTTACCTTCATTGTAAGCGCCCCTAAAGAACTTGTCTTTATCGAACTCTGGTTGCTGTGTTTGAGAAGTGGTCTCTTCTGTTGTTGACTCAGGAGCGTCAACAGGCTCTATGTTTTCTTCACTCATAATGGTTATAAGTTAATTATTGCTCACTGTTTGATTCAATACCAAGTTGAACTTGTCTTGCAAGTTCTTCCTGAGGTAATATATCTAATAAATTACGTAAATCCGCAGAACTTTTCGGCATACCATATTCCTTGAAGTAATTGGTAACTTCCTCAATGTCCTCTTGGGGCATAGAGCGCTTGCGCATGTATTCTGCTGTCAACTTAACAAGTAATGGTAGAGGCATTGCTTTGTACTGCATACCCTCTGTAATATCTGAAAATATTTCGTCCGCACTAGACAAGTCATAGTGCTTGCTGTAGGTAACAATATAGTTTTCAAAGTCCTCGTCACGAACCTTTGCCATTCTTCTAAGTACTTGATTTT